AGATAATATATTCATCAAAAGAAAACCAATCACTCATATTCATCCAATCCCAATTAGAATACAAGAGATGGACTCCATTCTCTATGCATACCGAGTAGACAATAATCTTTTTCTAACTCAAGCAACAAATCCTATAGAATTACTTCAAAATCTTCATCTCATATTAGACACTTCTTATATCTCTGTTTCAGAGGAAGATGGATTTTCCTTTATCGAGGATTATATCATTAAATGACAACATATTTTTTATTATAAATACTATTGTAAATTCATAATATTATAAATAAATATTGAACCTTTAGTAAATAATAGGACAAAAATATGTATTCATTTAAAGATTTTCTAACTGTAGATTATACAGGAACAGATGAAGAACTCCTTGCCTTACAATCGAAAAAACGTAAATTAGAATCAACCGAAGAAGAAGAAGTTGATGAAGCAATGAGTTTATCGCAACGTTTAAAAATGAAAAAGTCATTCAAAAAAAACAAAGCAAAAATAATGATGGGTCGTAAAAAGGCAGCAAAGAAACATGCAGACCCAGAACATCTAAAGAAACGTGCAGAGAAACAAGCACGGGGTGCTCTTGAGAAAAAACTTACTGGTGGAAAATCTAAAGCAGATTTATCGTTTGCTGAAAGAGGACAACTAGAAAAGCGTATGGCAAAAAAGTCTGCCGCTATAAAGAAACTAGCAAAGAAACTTCTTCCCGCCGCTAAAGCGAAAGATAAAGAAAAGTTTAAAAAATCAGCACCAACTGAGGAATAGTCAGATTAAAAGTTTTTCTGAATATCTGTTGGTTGAAGAAACTAAAGAAATTGTAGTTTCCTTTGCTAGGTTCAATTCGACTACTGTAGCACACGAGAAGTTGATCGATAAGGTTTCTTCTATTGCTACTGGCAACAACTACAAGATATTCGTCTTATCACCTCAAAAAGAAACTCCTAAATTGGATATCACCACAAAGATTAAATTGATGCGTAAGATGTTTCCAAAGTATGGACGTGCCATAATGAATGATCCTGATATACATTCTGTATCTGATATCCTCTCTAAATTAAAAGATCAAGGTTATTTCAAAGTAACCTTAGTTATCGACTCCGATAAAATTCCAGAAATTGATTTGATTATAAATAAATATAACTTTACTGATATAAATATAGTACCGTCTGGTTTGCCTGATCCTGATGATGTTGTAAGAAAACATATTAAATTAGATATGGTATCAGAGGAACGTGAAAATTATGTGAAAGGTTTATTGTATAGTTTGAATGATAATGTTATAATAAAAGAAAACAAAGAAACTGCTAAAATCACTATGTTAGGTTCTAACTATGTTATAGTAGAAACTAAAGATGGTAATAAACTCCGTAAATGGATATCAGATATCAATAAAACAAAGGAAACTAAATGAAAACATTCCACCAACTAAGAGAGAGTTTAGAACCACAAGAACTCAACGAAAAACTAATCATGCTATCCAATGGTAAACGATATGGTCAAATTGTTTTCTTGGCGGGTGGTGCAGGTTCAGGTAAAGGGTTTGCCGCAACAAATTTCATGCAATCAGAACTATTCAAGATCCGTGATGTGGATGAATGGAAAACCTCGTTTATGAAAATTGCGGATTTAAAATCTAATCCCGAAAAATATGCAAAGAGACTTGCTGCTGGTTCTAAGATTGATCCAGACAAATATAAAGAAATCAAAGGATTGAATTTAAAAAAATCTGCCGATGTATTTAAATTACACACCTTTATTGATGGACTGAATATCAAAGATAATACTATGCGTGGTTTATTATCTACTATGAAAAACCCAGCAACTTTACCAAATATCATGTTTGATATCACAGCAAAGGATATTAACTCTGTCGCTAAGATGATGCCTGATTTATTGTCTGCTGGATACAATCCTGCTAATATTCATATGATTTGGATTCTTACAAACTATGAAGTTGCTATCAAAAATAATGCAGAAAGAGACAGAGTTGTACCAAGTGATATCTTATTGAATACTCATGAAGGTGCTGCATCTACTATGTTCAACCTTATTGCAAAAAAAGGTAAGAAACTAGCAATCAATGGTGCTATCCATGTTGTGTTAAATAATCGTGTCAATACCATCACTTGGGCAGAAGGCGATGTTGCTAAAGGTGGTCAGAAAGTTACTGCTAAAGGACTTGAGAATCGACCCTTAGATAAAAAAGGTAAAAAGATTGGAATGATACGTGACTTCAAATACTTAACTATGAAAGAACGCGGCAAATCAATCAAATCTGATGAAGAAGTCTTAGAACAATTGCGTAGATGGATACTCGATAATATCCCTGAAACGGACCTTAAACAAGGTCTTTCTACAATGACAGATGACCAATATTCTTTTCAATAATACAATGGATAATAATATGAATGATAGTGAAAACGAGATACACCCTGATATCGATGTCATGCTAATGGATCATATAGATTATGCAGCATATATAAAAGATGCAAGGGCTGGTATGCAAAGTATGAATGAGTTCATAAAAGAAAAAGAAACACAATATAAATCTAAAGATAACTAAATATAAGAGAGTGGCAAACTAATGAAACCGCAATTTGAGATGTTGAAAAAAATATTATCAGAGAGAGTTCAAAAGGTAGATGAACTCTCAACCGAATTGCTTGGTCGATATAAGACTAAAGCAGGAGCAGATGCTTCTGCCGCTGATAAAAAAGGAGACTTTAAACAGGGCAATAAAAGATTTTCTGGTATCGTTAAAGCAACAAAGAAACAATTTAAGAACAATGAAGAAGTTGATGATGATGCACAAAAAGAAGAATTAAAAGTTTCTGATGGTTTGGATGTATGGATTAAAGCATTTCAAGGTTCTGATGCACCTCAGTTTGATGAAAAAGATGATGAAGAAATACGCAATATGGCAATTGCCGCATTCCTTGCCGCAAAGAAAAAACTAAAATAAAGGGAATCATTTTATGGAATCCATGTCAAGCAATGAGAGAAGATTAGATCGCATTGAAGGAAAGATTGATAAATTGTCTGATGTTGTGGTATTACTTGCAAGAGCAGAAGAACGATTAATTACTTTAGAGTACAACAAAACTGAAGTCTCAAAAACTTTGGATGATCTTGATGCACGTGTAGACGAATTAGAGTCTATCGTTGATTTAAATCAACGAACAGTTAATTCGGTTCATAAGGTAATGTGGCTAGGTGCAACAGCAATGGCTGCTGGACTCTTAACATACATTAAAAAAGGTTTATAGAAACCCACATTTAAAATTAAAAAAAGGAAAACAAATGTTTAATAATAACGTCCCAAATCCACTAGCAGATACATATAAAGAAATGCTAGAAGGTACTAAAGCAGAATATGAAAAATTCTTCAATGGTGCTTTAAAGAAGTTTAAGATTTCATCTCCTGCGGATCTTAAAACTGATGCAGAGAAAAAGAAATTCTATGATTATGTTGATAAGAATTATACATCAGAGGACGAAGAGAATGAAGAACTTAACCTAGAAGATTATTCGGTCGGTGATTGGGAAGAGTTTATGATGTCTGAAGATTTTGAACAGTTAGATGAATTAAGTAAAAAGACTTTAAGTTCTTATATCGGTAAGTCTAAGAGTGCAAGGGATAAGGGATTGAAGGATTACCACAAATCACCTGAAGGTTCAGACGAGCGAGATAAAGTTGGAAAGAAACTTAATAAGAGAACTGATGGTGCAACAAAGGCTCAAGATAAATTAAGAGGACGACAAAATCTGAAAAACGCCAAGGAGAATTACGATCTGAAAAAAAAAGAATCTAATTTAGAAGAAGCAAAGAACTATACTTATGATGGTAGCGGAACCGTAAAGATCACTAAGAAAAACTTTGCAAAGGTTCATAAAGATTATAAGGGTGGTACTAAGGGTAAGGAAACTATGATGGTTCTTAGTCCTAAAACAGGTGGAACTGTTCTGGCTCCTGTAGAGTTTATTTCAGAAGAACTAGAAGAAGCAACAAATTGGAAACAAGGTGATGGTAAACCTAAAGGTGGTTCTTCTATTGAAAATGTAAAGTTCTGGGATCTTCCTGATGCTTCTCTAAAGTATATTCAGAAAGATGCCTCTGCCGCAATGAAAGCAAATCCAGAAGGTAAGAAAGCTGGTAAGTATGCTGATGAAGTAAATGATGCATCAATTGTACTGTTCTGGCGTAAGAAGAATAACATCATAGTTAAATAATTTAAAGAACTAAAAGGTAATAAAAAATGGCACAATATTCAAAGAATAGGACTTCGTTTTACCCAAATGAAAATGATGATATTTTCGAGGTAGGATTACTAGGAACTAAAGACGGAAATGTTGTGTCTGATATTAATCCACTTCCGGTTACAATGTCACAAGCAGCATCTTATGGTTCTAATAAACCATTCTATCTTAATGTTGCTCAAGGATTAATTCCTGGGTATTCAGGAAACCATAAGTTTGGTGCTGTTCCTTTAATGTCTATCAATACTACTGGAACTGTTTGGGATATCAATGATACTCTATATCCTTGGGATTCTTGGACTACACCAGGAACTATTACTCTTGATAGAGCAAATGCTGCTGATATTAATCATATAGTTAGAGTCGAGGGATTAGATGCTAGTTTTAACTTCGTATCAGTTGATATCACCTTAACTGATGTTAGTAATGCTTCTGCTCAAGTGTTTTCAAGAATTAATAGAATGTATTTACTTACTGATGGTAATGCAAATCTAGGTCATATAAATGCGGTTAAAGGTGGTGTAACAGTTGCTAGGATAACTGCACTAAAAGGTCAGACTTTAATGTCGGTGTTTACCATACCAGCAGGAAAGACTGGTTACTTAATTAATGTTTGTATGTCAACTCAGACTAATGGGGATGGTTCAGGTCAAGTTATGGTTCGTGACTTTGGGGATGAAGTTTTTTTGATTAAACATGCATTTGAGATAAGTGGTGAAGGTGGACATTATATGTACGATTTCCATATACCTACACCAATCACAGAAAAATCTGATATAGATATTAGAGCAATATCAAGAGCTAATAATGGTAGATATACTGCGGTATTTGATATCTTATTAGTAGACAATTAAAAATAAATAAGGAATATAAAAATGAAAAAAGTACCAAGTTGGTTAAAGGGTTCAGTAGCAACCCACAGAGGATATGAAACAAAAGCTGGTGAATTATTAAAGTCCATCAGATTAACTCAAGAGCAAATCAATGAGTGGAATGAAGTTGATACTGTTGTTGTTGAAGAACCTGTAGTGGTTGTTAAAGAACCTGTAGAAGAGATTTATTTAAAGTCTAAGACTAAAGCAGAATTGATTAGCATTGCTGAACGTCATGGTTTAGAAGTTAATCCAAAAGATACAAAAGCAGATATCATTTATATCCTAGAAACTTTGGTGTAATATTATTATGAAGATGTTTGAAGTGTTGAATGAGGAGAACTTTCTATTATATGCATCTAGGAATTATAACTCTACTAAATGTATAGATCTTAATGAATTTTATGATGACCTTAATCGCTTCAAACATATTAATAAATTATTAACTAGATATGCTGTTAATGATGACCTGCAAGAAAGATTGTTACTAAATCATACCATTGTCTTATTCAATGTATTCGGTATAGATGCAGCAAGTAAAATGATATGGTATAGAATTAAAGAACAACATTGGTCAGTGATAAAGACTCTTCTTGTTTACTTGAACTATATAAATGAAAAGGATAAAGTTGAAGTACCTCTGGATATAACACTAGTTGAAAGACTTAGAAAGATATGATTTAAACGATTTTAACCTTTATAACATACTGATTACTAACATGAATAATAGTGCTATTTTCACTTAATATCGTTATTAGTACATTGATACCTATTAGTTCTAGTTATAATGCAGTTTAAACGATTATAATATATAACATGTTGATTAATAACCCTATCCCAATTTTCCCTAGTGACAGATCTATTATACTACACTTTTCAATAAATGTCAACCCTTAAAAAACAATTAGGTAAATTATTATGAGCATTATATCAAGAACAGGTGATTTATTTTATGCCTTTAGATTCTTAAAACTATTAGTTACACCTTGGAACAAAACCGAAGCATTTGAACTTGGTGTTATAGATGCAAAAGGTAAAGTACTAAAAAAAGGATCTACCTTAAAAACCCCCGAAGAAAAAACTTCATATACAATATTCCATAGACTAGTCTTTAATATTAAAAGATTAATTGGATTACTACCATACGGTAGAACTAAAATTGCATCATGGGCAACTGCTATTTTCTTGATCAGAGAAGAAACCGGTATGTCCGAAGAAGCAATCCTAAAAGTTCTAAAGAAAATGGATGCTTCCTTTAATGAAAAGGAATTAACAGAATCCTCCACTTGGTATCTTAATGAAAGCAAACAACTGCTACCAGGAATCTATACTTTGCAAACTGAAGGGGTTTCTCCTAAAACTGGTGAAGTAATTGCCTCGAAGGGTACTAACATTAAAGTTAATGAAGCACTAGAACCTGTTGGATATTCTCTTGGGGAACCTATATATAAAGTATATCACCTAAAAACTAAACAAGAAATCTTTATCAACTCTGGAGAAATAATCAAATGAAAGAAGAAGTTGCCTCAAATTCTGTATCCGGTGGTGGTGTAGATATGAATCCTAATGGAAGACCTAAACATAAAGAGTTTAATGTTTCTGCTGATGTGTTTCGTAAGTTTGAAACGGGTAGAATGAAATTCGAAAGATGGTCAAAGTTCCTTGATGAAGAAGATGATAATCAAATGAGTATCAAATTGTACGCCGCTAAGAATAGAGGTCATACTATCATTCTAAGAAATGAAGAAACAGGTGCACTAAGAGCAATTAGACGAAGATCATCTAACGGGTTATGATAAGACTATATGGTGCAATTGCTTTAGTTATGGTTATCCTTGGTTTGGGTCTTGGTTGTAAATATTATTATGACTCTACCCAAGCAACGATTGAACTATTGACCGCTGATAATGCCACTCTAAGTGTTGCAGTGGAAATCCAAGAAGCTACTATAGCAGAAATTAATAGTTCAATAGAATTGAGAGAAGAGGCTTCTGCCGAAATACAAGATCGACTACAGGAATCTGAGGTAATGTTAGATACACTTAGACTCAAACTCACTAACCATAATTTGACTAAAATTGCCATTAAGAAACCTAATTTACTTGAGGATAGAATTAATTCTGCTACCAAAGAACTGTTTAAAAACATCACCGCTGATACTACTACTCAGTAGTAGTTGTACACCATTACCTAAAATTGAAATTAGACAAAGATATTCGAATGGGGGGTATAAGTGTTTCACTTAAATTTGCAGTTATCGAAATGGTATCTTTTCATAATATTGCCCCCACTTTTAGGACAGTGAGGACACTGGACTATTTCTTGAACAAAGCCTTTTAGAGCAGCAGAAATCTTTGCTTTAGTTTCTTCTGATATTTTCTTGTCTTTTTGAGCAGCAGAAATCCTGGCTTTAGTTTCGGGTGACATATTCTTTTTAGAGGCACTCATCTTTTCTTTAGTTTCTTCTGAATGTTTCCTGCCTTTATGAGCAGCAGACATCTTTGCTTTAGTTTCATCAGATATATTTTGTTTAGAGGCAGAAATCCTGGCTTTATGTTCAACTGATAGTTTCCCTCCAGCAGCACCACCATCAAGACCGTTTTCAAGAATGAGATTTGCCCAATCTTTAGATTCTACTATATCATTTTCATTGGAGAACTGTAGTGCGACTTCTGTTATACTGGTGTCGTAATATGGTTCTGATAACCAAAGGGTCTCTATGAATTCTTTACCATGCTTTTTGATGTGATTTGTCCAACGAGTACCAGAACCCTGATACTTATAGGGATCTTTCTTAGTGGTTTTACCGAAGTATTTTAAACCTGTCTTGGAGTGTTGCTTGATATAAAGAAATGTTGGGATAATTTGTGTATATATAGTTGTGCTGGTCATAATGGTTTCCATTGTAGAATGATTAGAGTTACTGGGAATTGTCGTTCCGCGAGTAACACCTTTATTGCTTGACAAAAAGTGAGTAATGTTATAGAATAGTATTTCTAGTGTTATTTATACAAATTTAAATTTAGGGGTTATAGTATGATAAAAATATATGGTGCAATTGCTGTTACTAGTATTGATGGTTGGGGGTAAATATTAATATTATTACGATTCGACCCAAGAAACCATTGAACTATTTAAGAATATTACTGCCGATACTACTACTGTCCCTTAGTAGTTGCTCACTGTTTCAACCTAAAATTGTGACAGTCACTGAATTCATAAAACCAGTGATCACTCCACAAAAACATCCCAAACCCATTAAACTTTCTAAAGTGGAATGGTCAGTGGTGTCAGATAAAAACTTAGAAGCATTCCTAGAAAAATCCAGAAAGATGAATGGTCAAGTTGTGTTCATTGCAATATCAGTAAGAGGATATGAGAATATATCCCTAAATGTGCAAGACATGAAAAGATATATAGATCAACAAAAAGCAATTATTCTTTATTATGAAAAGTCACTAAAATAAAAATATTAGTAGACAAATCCTACTATATAGTATACAATATGTTATTGACTTTAAGAAACTTGATAAAGGAATGAAATGGGAATTAGATTATTAGAACCGAAATCTATTTACACGATAGATTACAAAACAGCAATAGAGTTTGCCAAACAACAATCAGAAATCTTCTGGTTGCCCGATGAAATTGAAGTTGAAAAAGATTTACACGATCTTAAAACCAACTTTACCGAAGCAGAATATCATGGTGTTATTTCTACACTAAAATTATTTACAATCTATGAGTTATCGGTTGGTAATGACTATTGGCAAAATTATGTTAGTAAAGTATTTCCTAGACCAGACATCCAAAGAATGGCAACAACATTTGCCTTTATGGAAATTGGGGTACATGCACCATTCTACAATAGAATTAATGAAGTCCTTGGATTAGATAATGATGAATTCTATACTGCTTATATGGATGATGAAGTATTAAATAATCGTATGAAATGGATCTCTAAGAGAGTTTCTAAACGTGATACGGTTTATAATATTCTGAAGTCTGTTGGTATCTTCTCTATGATTGAAGGTGCTATATTATATTCATCATTTGCTTTCTTGAAACACTTTAATAACAACGGTAAAAATAAACTGGTAAATGTAAATGCCGGTATTAACTTTTCTGCTATTGACGAAACATTGCACTCAGAAGCGGGTGCATGGTTATTCAGAACATTGTTAGATGAAGCAATTCAAGATGGTGTAATTACTGAAGCAGAACAAGTAAAACTTAGACAAGAATTAGAAGATACTACAAGAATTATCCTAGAACATGAAGCAGTGATTATTGGTAAGATTTTTGAAAAGGGTAGTATTAAAGGTATTAGTGATAAACAGTTGATTCATTTCGTTGAATCGAGATTGGACATTTGTTTATCTAACTTGGGATATAAACATATCTTTAACCCTACATATAACCCTATAGCATCATGGTTCTATAAAGATCTTGAGAGTAGTACTCTACATGATTTTTTTAGTTCTCAGGGGTCTGATTATAATAGAGCATGGACAGAAGGAAAATTTGCATGGTGAAAGAGTGTAGCATTTATGAAGAACTTGGTGAAGAACGTAAACAATTACAAGCAGAAGGTAAATTGCCACTTTGGTGTACAACTGCTGCTTGGCAAATGCTTAAAGAAAAATATCTAACACCAGAGTATACAGATCTACAATCAGTTTATACTAGAGTAGCAAAACACGCAGCAACTTATACTAATGATAAACCATATTGGGAAGATACTTTCTTTAACCTACTATGGAGCGGTCATCTAGCAGCATCTACACCCGTTCTATCTAATATGGGTACTGGTATTGGTTGTCCTGTAAGTTGTTCTGGTGGGGTAGTAGGAGATTCTGTATATGATTTCTATGGTGCTCAACAAGAAGCAGCAATACTATCAAAGAATGGATTTGGTACTTCGGGGTACTTGGGTGGGATTAGAGCAAGAGGATCAAATATCAATGGCATCAAAGGTGGTGCGTCTGGGGTATTACCAGTACTTAAGGATTTTATTCAAATGTCAAGAGATATCTCACAGGGTTCTCAAAGACGCGGTGCTTGGGCGGGATACGTTGAGATTGATCATGCAGATTATCATGAATTGATTAATCATATTTCTAAATACCCTGATGATGCTAATGTTGGTTGGATAGTTTCAAATGATTTTATTGAACGATTAGAAGCGGGTGATCCTGATGCTATTGAACGATATCAGAAAGCCATGAAACTTAAAATGATCACGGGCAAAGGATATTTCTTTTTTGTTGATAAGGTCAATAAACAAAATCCTCGGATGTATAAGGATAAAGGTTTTGAAGTAAAAGCATCAAATTTGTGTACAGAAATTACTTTGTATTCTGATAATGATCATACATTTTCTTGTGTGTTGTCTTCAATGAATGGTGCTTTGTATGATGAATGGAAAGATACAGATGCAGTATTTAATGCTACCGTGTTCCTTGATTGTGTTAACCAAGATCTAATTGAAATCGGTAAAAGAACACAGGGTATGGAAAAGGTTGTTAAGTTTGCTGAAAAGAGTAGAGCATTAGGGTTGGGTTTATTAGGGTTTCATACTTATCTACAAGAAAATATGATTTCATTCGAAAGTATGGATGCATATTATAAAAATACAGAAATCTTTAAACACCTTGATTCTGAATCTTTAAGGGCATCTAAGTGGATGGCCGAATCATTTGGTGAACCAGAATGGTGTGTTGGTTATGGTGTTAGAAATACTCATCGTATTGCTATTGCTCCTAACTTATCTTCTGCTCTTATTTGTGGATCTGTTAGTCAAGGTATTGAACCTATATACAAGAATGCTTATGTTCAAAACACATCTGCTGGAAAGGTTGATAGAGTAAATTCGACATTATTAAAGTTGATGAAAGACCGTGATGTATATTCTGTTAAAACTGTCCAAGATATTATTAAGAATAGTGGATCTGTTCAGCATGTTGATTGGTTATCGGAAGAAGAGAAAGAAGTTTTTAAGACTGCCTTTGAAATCTCTCAATTCCAAATAATCACATTGGCATCTGGAAGACAACGATTTATAGATCAAGCACAAAGTATTAATCTGTTCTTTTCTGCTGATGAATCGGAGGCATATATATCATCGGTACATAAGGCTGCGTTTCTAGATCCTTATATAAAAAGTTTATATTATATTAGATCTGAAAGTGGTGTAACCACTAACAAAGATGAATGCATTTCGTGTCATGGATAATATCTCACCTACTATTGAGTAGAAAGAGGTGACCGCTATCGCCCGGTCCACAATAGGCGACCATTAATATACCTAACGAATAAAGGTAAAAAAGGAAATGAGTGATATGGATAAAATAGAACACACATGTAATGCATGTGAAATGGAATATAAAATAAGATCTACTATGGCAGTACTAGAAAATGTTCAAACTAGATACTGTCCTTATTGTGGTACTGAAAATATTGATGATTTAGATTTTGAAGAAGGTTATGAAATTCCTTTGAATGAATCTGATGATGAAGATTTTGAATAATGATTGGTATCACCAGAATACTTTAGTAGAAACATTACCCGATGATTGTGTCGGGTTCGTTTATATGGTGACGAATCTTACCAATAATAGAAAATATATTGGTAAGAAACTTGCAAAGTTTGCTAAGACTAAGTACAAGATGGTGACCTTAAAGGATGGAACAAAGAAACGTAAGAAGATTAAGAGTCAAGTAGAATCTGATTGGAAAACTTATTATGGTTCCAGTGTAGAGTTGTCGTCTGATGTGGTTTCACTAGGAGCAGAAAACTTTACAAGAGAGATATTGTTTTATTGCAAATCTAAGGGTGCATTGTCGTATGTAGAATTAAGGGAACAGATTTTCCGTGAAGTATTATTACATCCTGATCTATGGTATAATGGAATAGTACAAGCGAAGATCCATAGAAATCATGTAAAAGAGTTGACTTTGCCTTGAATGTGAGTTATAATAAGTCTTACAAAATAAAAATGGAAACATATTATGATTATTATAGATTTCTCAGCAATTGCTATTGGCAATGTTGTTGCTCAAAAACTAACAAAGGAAGACGATATCCGACATACAATTCTGAATTCACTCAGAATGTATAATAAAAGATTCCGTACCGAATATGGTCAAATGGTAATTGCTATAGATTCTTATTCATGGCGTAAAGAGATTTATCCTGAATATAAATTTAAACGGGCTTCGGCAAGAAAAGAATCACCTATTGATTGGAAAAGTATCTTTGTGATTATTGATAAAATTAAACTTGAATTAAAGGAGAACTTTCCTTATAAGGTTGTAGAGGTTGATAGATGTGAGGCAGATGATATTATTGGTGTATTAGCATTAGATACCCAAGAGTTCGGACAACATGATAAAGTGATGATTGTATCCGGTGATAAAGATTTCATTCAGTTACATCAATTCAACAATATCAGACAATATAGTCCTATCACAAAGAAATTTATACAGAACCCAGATCCTAAAGCATATCTACTAGAACACTTATTAAAGGGTGATTCAAGTGATGGTGTGCCAAATGTATTGAGTCCTGATAATACATTTTCTGAAGGTATCCGTCAAAGTCCAATGACACAAAAGAAGATTGCAAAGTATACAATTGACAATCTTGATGATATGCATACTATTATGGAAACAGAAACATATAGAAACTTCTGTAGAAACCGTAAGATGATTGATCTAACACAGATACCTAAAGATCTTGTGTCAAATATCCAAGAAGAAGTTGCTAATGTGAAAGTTAGTAGTAAGTTAAAGGTATTAAATTATCTTATAAAGAACCGTTGTAGTTTATTAATCGAATGTGCAGGAGAATTTACGTGATACTAATGATACACGAGGTATTAGAGAAAGCAGTCTTATTGAAGACTAAAAAGGCAAAGATAAAATTTTTAAAAGAGAATAATACACTAGCATTAAGAGACATTCTAAGAGGTTCATTTGATGATGGTATTGTATTTACTTTACCTAAAGGATCACCACCATTTAATCAAGATGATGCTCCTGTTGGATATTCTAGAACCACACTACAACATGTGACAAATAGATTTTCTTATTTTGTTAAGGGTGGTAAAGGTGATGCTTTACAAAGACCGAAAGTTGAAAGAATGTTTATTGAGATCCTTGAAGGTGTTCATGTAAAGGAAGCAGAGTTAGTTATTCTAATGAAAGATAAGAAACTGACTAGTGTGTATAAAGGTATTACAAAGTCTTTAGTTAACGAAGTCTTTCCAGAATTGATTAAGCAGTAAATATATTATGCCAACCCATGCAACAAGGAGTAAAAGTTTTCTCAGTTAAATCATTTTAAATACAGTAAAAATATATACAGGAAACTGAATATGTATGGACCTCAAGTAGAAAGATTAAAGAGGGATTCTAGGGAACTAGGATACTTTATGCGGAGATTAGAAAAACGTGGTGAAAACAAAAAGGCATTCGATCTTCAAAAGAAGAGAGAGTACCTTGATTCTAGAATTGAAGACTTGGAGGATTTCTTTCTAGGAGCGTAAATAAGTCTTGACAATCTTGCTATTGTATAGTATAATATATTTTCAGTAGTAAGATTGTCTTAAAACCTAATAGAGGATATGAATGCCAACCTATATGTTTAAGAATATAAACACTGGAGAAATCACAGAAAAGTTTATGAAAATATCAGCAAGGGAGATTTACCTAGAGGACAATAAAGATCAAGTAGCATATATTGCAGTTTCACCTCATATAGTTCATGAACTAGGGGGTGTATTATCAAAAACTTCAGATGGTTGGAATGATGTTCTAAAGAAAATCAAATCAGGTTCTGGACAAGGCAACAGTATTCATACAAAAAACTAATAATGAATAGTAAATCAACTAAAATAAGATTAGAAAATCTAACATCTTTAGAACCTCTTACCGAGAATCAAGGGAAAGTGTTCCGAGCATATAATAGTGGAATGAATCTTTCTTTGAATGGTTCTGCTGGTACTGGTAAAACCTTTATTGCAATGTATCTGGCACTAGAAGAAATTCTGGATAAAGATACACCATATGATAAATTGGTTATTATCAGATCCGTTGTTCCGATTAGAGATATTGGTTTCTTACCAGGAACAGAAGAAGAAAAGCAAGAGGTTTATACAGCACCTTATAGAGGTATTGTAAGTGAACTCATAGAAGAACCTAATGCTTGGGATGCTCTTGTAAATCAAGGGGCAATAGAGTTCACATCAACATCATTCATACGGGGTATTACATTAACCAATGCTATTATCATTGTCGATGAAATGCAGAACCTAAATTTTCACGAACTAGATTCTGTTATTACCCGTATAGGGGAGAACTGTAGATTTATAATGTGTGGCGATTATTATCAATCTGACTTCTCTAAAGATAAAGATCGAGATGGAATTTTAAAGTTCATGTCTATTATTACTAACATGAAATACTTTGAAACTGTGGAATTCACATGGGAAGACATTGTTCGTTCAGGTCTTGTACGTGAATATATTATGACTAAAGAACACCTAGGAATTAAATAAAATATTATGTCAAAAAAACTAGCAAAATACGATTCTAAAAATAAATTTAAAGATGAAATAAAACGCAACACTCCTAAGAAGATGCGGGATCCTTCTGATAAAAATAAGGAAAAGTATAATAACCAAAGTGCCTTATTAAATTATGAAATTATTTGAAAAACTTGATATAGATTTTGGTTATCAAGATCTAGATGTTGTATATAATGGTGGTGGTAGAAAATACAAGACACCTGACGGTACTTTGTATCCTTCTGTCACTACTGTATTATCAATACTAGGTCGTGATAGTATTGAGGCATGGCGTAAACGAGTAGGAGAAGAAGAGGCAAATAAAATATCTTATCGTGCTTCTACTCGTGGCACTGCTGTCCATTCTATTATAGAACAATATGTAAAGAACAATCCTGATTATAGAAAAGGGTTCATGCCTAATGTAATACAATCTTTCTTAGCAGTGAAAGATATCCTTGATACTAGAATGGGTAAAATATATGGTCAAGAGTTTGCTCTATACTCTGACTATTTAAAGTTAGCGGGTCGTGTAGATTGTGTGGGTGAATTCGATGGTGTTATGTCTATTATAGATTATAAAACATCAACTAAACCTAAAAAGGAAGCATGGATATCTAATTATTATATTCAAGAAGCCGCGTATGCTATTATGTGGGAAGAAAGAACTGGGATACCTATTACACAACTAGTAACAATTATTGCAGTAGATAACGCACCAGCACAAGTGTTTATTGAACATAGAGATAATTGGG